ATCATCGGCGCCTCACAGCAGGGGCAGTTCCCGGAGAGGGTCCATGTGCCGTCGAGCTTCCGCTCGTGGTAGTTCACCCAGAGCCCGTCGGGGTTGTCGGGGGAGCGGAAGTCCTCCTTGTTGAGCATGAAGCGCGCTTCGCAGTCAGGGCACTCGAGGATCGTGCTCTCGTACCACGGTGGCGGGGTGGCTTTGACTTTCCCCATCTTGACGATACTCGGCATCGGGTGTCCTCCATTCGCTGTTGAGCACGGTACGGTTTCGGTGGAGCGCGGCGCGGAGCACCGCGAACTTCCCCCGGGTGATCGGCCCGGTCATCGCCGCATTGATATCCTCCTCGGTCAGTTTGAGCGCCTGCTCGAGGTCGTGTATCCGCCGCTCGGTGTCATCGCTCATCGAATCGTCACCGTCGGCAACTGCGCCATCATCTCCTCGGAGCGGATGCGGGAGACCTCGGGAAAATCGTACGAGATGATGTAGCGTTCAGCGTCCATGTGGTGATACGCCTCCTTGTTCTCAATCGCCTCCGTACTCCCGAGGAAGTCTGGCTTGTACGCATATTCCGTCTTCTCCCGCAGGTACTCGGTGCAGGTGTCGAACACCTTGATCGTGCCGCGCTTGTGCTGGCCGTAGACCCGGGTAATGCCGAGAGAGACCGGCACCTTCGGGGGCTCCCGGACCACGAGGCCCGCCGCGCCGAAGTCGCGCCGCCACTGGCTCTCACTGCCGCTGCCGCCGACGACCCAGAGGTCCGAGGGCTCATTGAACCGCAGGTAGGTGACGTGGTCCGCTGCCGTGCGGTTCTCGCCCTTGTACTCGCGGTAGAGGTAGTAGAGGCCCGTCTCGATGTCGATGGCGTAGAAGAGGGCCACCGTGTTGACGGCACCGAAGTCGAGCCCGACCCGGCGCGGCCACTCGTCGGGGATGGTGAACGGCGCGACCACGTCCCGGCTCGGATCGAACACGTCGTACACCGCACCCTCGGCGGCGACCCAGAGACCGTCCCGCAGTCTTAGCCTCGTCACGCCGAGCAGCCGGTCGAGCCCGGCCATGTACTGCTTGCCGAAGTCAGTCCACATGCCGAGCTCGCGGTTGTAGAGGGCGGGGTTGTCCTCGTGGTGGCTCTGGAACCGCGTCATGTCGCCGCGCTCGAAGCGCATCTTGATCCAGTGCCAGGGCGCGTCCGGGTTGCAGTCGAGCAGAATCTGCTGGAAGGGCATCACCCCGTTCCGCATGCCGCGAATGATTTGAAACAGGTCTTGCTCCTTTATTTCCGTCGCCTCTTGCAGGTAGACGAAGTCGTACTGGCTCGACTTCTGCTTCTCGGCCTCGTCCAGTCCAATCGCCGTCACCGTCGAGTTGTTCGGCAGCGTGTACATGTGGCGCTGCTCGCGCTTCGGTCCGACGAGCGACGGATGTCCCCGCCCGAGCACCTCCTCCTCCCAGGTCACCAACGCCGAGTCCGTGAGCGTCCGGCGATACTTCCGCGCTATCGCACCCCGCGACCCCGGCCACTTGATCATGCAGGCGTAGAGTTTGTGCAAAGCGCCAAGGGATTTGCCGGTCCCCGCCGGGCCGTCGATCACCACCTCGGGATCGCGGCAGTACATCAGCTCCTCTGCCGCCCCGTAGGGGGTGTAGGTTTGCATCTCCGGGACAATGTCCTGGCTGCCGATCACGCCCCAGGTCGGCCCGGCTTGAAATGGTGCGAGGGATGCCATGGTATAGTGCCTCCGTGTCCCTGCCTCGGGCTACCTTCCCGACTCGGTCGATACAGGCACCACGTGGGCTGGGCGAAGGGACACTGTCCCGGGGTTTGGCATCGGGCCCCGGGAGTACCACTACCATGGTCTGCCGCTCTCCAGCATTCGCATCACTCGCGAGCGCATCTCCTCCTTCATCGCCGCGAGCTCCCCGCCCTCCGCGAGGTCCGAGGACAGATACCCCCGCACCGCTACGGTGAAGTCCCCCATCCACTGGATAGCCGCCTCGAACTGCTCGCGTGCCGGGCTGCCGACCGCCAGCCGCTCCTCGTGCAACAGGTCTTCGAGTTCGAGCTCGCGGTCTAGCTCTGCGTCCCGCTCCTCCTGTTCCTGCATGCGACCGAGGAGGCGCATCAGGCGGTCTATTTGCTCCGGTGTCATGTCAACGCCGCCGAGGGTCATCCCAGGCCTCCTGCCGCAGGCACTCGCGTGATCTCGCCGCACTGCCAGCATTTCACGCGGAGCAGTCGCTTCGGGTCGATCACCTGCACCGGCACGTCACCGATGAAGAGATAGCGCCACGACTGCGATCCGCCGAACGGGTTCTCGTTCCCGGGCTTCCAGATCAGTTGCGGGCGCTTCTGCGCGTCGTGCTTGCGTTGGCTCGGCGAGCGTCGTCCTGCCTTCGCCGCCTGGAAGAAGCCGTTGTGCCCCGCTGTCTGTACCGTCATCCCGATGGGGACCGCGTACAGCGGCGGCTCGTTCCGGAGGCGATACAGCGGGTGGTCGCAGGCCACGCACCTCAGTGTGCAGCGGGTCGGTCCTTCCTCGTCCGGTTCCCACTCGCCGACCCCCGCCGGCGCTTGGCTGTACTGGTGTTCGTCTACCCACATGCCGGTGCTTGCCATCGTCATCCCTCCGTCCGTGCTATGATGGCGGTGCCGTCACCCCTGTGCGCTCCTTCGCGGGTACGCCTTGGCTCTGACGGCCCTACTATGCAACCCCCTGATTGGCAAAACGGGATCGCATCTCATCCATCCATCCATCCATCCGACCCCCTACTGCCGTACCCCATCCGACACCACGCCATCCGATACCACACAACCCGATCTGATCCCATCTCATCTCACCTCACCCTATCTGATCTGATTCTATTTTTCTTTTTTTCTTTTTCTTCTTGTTGGTGTGTGTGTGCTGCTGTCGATCATTGATATTGTGTGGTGGTGCGTTCCCTTCATCGGCTCGTGCCTGCTTGTCGCTGTGCTGCTGCCGTGCGTGCGTGCTGCGGGTGGTGGTGCTGCTGGCAGAGCCAGTGCTCGTCTCCTCTCGAAGGATCGAAGGGCTCAACGCCCGATGCTATTTTCCTTTTTGTTTTTTCTTCTTGTGGTCTGTCTGTTCGTGTGTGTGTGCCTGCCGATCTGTGTCTGTCTGTCATTGGGTCTGTGTCTCAGCCCCGCGTTTGGGCGATCCTTTGCCGTGCTGTCTGGCTGTCACTGTGCCTGCGTGTCATCATATCCGGTTGATGTCCACCCCGACCAGTGCCTTGATCGTCACCTCGACCGGGGCTCGTTCGTCCAGCATCCGGTGGAACCGCATCAACAGCTCCAGGCAGCGCACCTTCGACCCGTAGTCGAGGCGGAACTGCGCGTCCCTGATCTTCTTCCCGTCTTGGTCGTACATCTCTTCCCGCGTCTGGATCATGAAGTGGCTCGTCGGCGCCGTGGCGAGCTCGGCCAGCTCGTGGAGGATCGCGGTGGTGCTCAGACCCACCTCGTTCAGCCTCGCCTGAATGCGCGATTTGATGTGAGGGTTTCGCAGGAGTTCCCTACCCGTTGTTGCGAGGACATTGTCGCTCCCGGAGTAGCCAGCCACTCTGGCAGCCTTGGTGGCGTTGCCCCTGGCCTCACCGAGATACGCCTCCGAGAAGAGGTACTGCCGGAGGTTGAGACCGTCGAGCTCCTCCAGGGTGTACGGGCTGACCGCAGGCCGGATGCTATTGTCCATTTTCTGTTCGCCGTCGGTCTCTGTCTGGGTGTCTGTGGGTGGTGGTCCGTGCGGTGGTTCGAGGGGCTTGCCGTCCACCCGCAGCGTGTCGTGCGTCAGCCGCCTCGGGTCGATGACGCGTGCGTCTTCCTCGTAGTCATAAATCTCGCTGGTCGGGTGTGGCCGTTTGGTCATCGCATGTGCTCCTTCGTTCTCCAACTGTAGCGGTGAGCGCGACGGGTGTCCACCCAGGTGGACGACACGTGTCGCGGTGGGGGGCTTGACAGGGGTAGGGGATTCGACTACACTTGCATCTCCGGGAGGTTGTCCCGGGCAGAGCTCGCAAGAGCGAAACGTGAGGGTAGTCACATGACCAAGTTCCTTTCCTACGCCGCCTACGCATCCATCATCAGCGAGTACGCCAACCGGGCCGACTGCACCCGCGAGCAGGCCGAGTTCGACATCTTCGAGAGCGAGCTCGGGCTCGCGGTGATGCGCGACTACGGTGTCAGCATCACCGACCTCCTCGATTGCGCCGCATCCTACGTGCTCACGGGCCCCATCGAGGACGTGCTGGCGGAGGCGGGTGACTGGGCGCTGGTCCGGGTCACCGAGGACGGCAAGCGCTCGTACGAGATCATCGACCGGGGTCTGCCGCACTCGTCCCGGGTCTGTGTGTTCAATGACACGACGCGCCACGTGGTCGAGACGATGTTCCACGCCCGCGCCTCCAGCTACCACGTCATGAGCGAGCTGCGGCGAGACAACGAGCGCTTCGAGCAGGCCCAGCGCCTCGAAGCCGCACCGCACGACGTGTCCGAGGTCCAGCACTTCCACGTCGAGGAGTACCTCGGCCCGGGCACGGGCAGCCCGAAGCACATTGGCAACCACCGCACCCGCACCGAGGCGTACGCCGCTGCCGAGCAGCGCGCCTTCGACACCAACCACCTCTGCTGGGTGATCGACAACGACACCGGAGACGCCGACGTAGCGTACTACGGCCACAAGAACCACTGGTGCGGCCACGGCACGCTGGCCCGCGTCATCGCCACCATCCACGACATCGAGGGCGACTGCTAGTCGCCACGCGGGGTGGGTGATTGACCCACCCCCCACCATTCACCCGGGAGGGTAGTCCCATGCCACGCTATCTCCGTCTCTCCGACATGTACTCCGCCACCCTCGCCCGCATCGCCCAGTACGAGGGCTGGGACGGTGCGCGGCTCAATGCCATCGACCGCGCCGCCCAGTCCATCGCCCGGAAGAACGGATGCCAGCGCGTGCTGGTGTCCCACCTCTCGGCTGCACTCAGGAAGGAGGCAGCGTGATGCCAGCCCTCCCCTACTCCGAGCAGGTGCGCCGTGCCGCCATTGATGTCATCGCCTACCTGAGCATCCACGACCGGCACAACGCGCCCGCCTTCAACCTCTCGCTCTATGGCACCATCAGCCACCTCGTGCCAGTTTGGACCTACCAGTACAAGGACGGTGACAACTTCACCCTCGATGTCCACCGCCGCGTCATCGACATCCAGAACCGCGTCTCGGCAGCGTATGCCCGGGACGTGCTCGACAGCCAGCAGGAGCACCCACAATGAACACCAGCACCCTCGGCCAGATCGTCGCGCTCTGCGTCAAGGCGGAGGAGAAGCGCCGGTTCGCCAGCGCCATCTCCGACATCCACCGGATCGCCGCCCAGGCCCTCCTCGACCAGCGCGAGCGGGAGCACGAAACGCTCATGAAGCGCGCCATGGGCAAGCAGATGCATGAGGTGGACGCGGAGGGCCTCAAGGCCCGTCGCGAGGCGCTGGGGCTCTCTCAGCCCCAACTGGGGGCACTGCTCGGCACCAGCGTCTGGAACGTCCGCTCGTGGGAGCAGGGGCGCTACGCGATCCCCGCCTTCCTCCACCTCGCGCTCTACGCGCTCGAGCATGACCCACCCCCCGGGTACAGCATCACCTGATGGTTCACCCGATGCACGAGAGCGTGGTGTACGCTTCGCGGCATTTCCTTCACCGGTTGCCGTGTCGAGTCTCCACTCGCACATGCAACCGGTGAAGGAACAGGGTGAACCATGACGCAAGGCCTCCCACGCGGGAGGCCTTTTTTGTTGCCCGTTCACTCGAGTGTCCGCTCGATGGCGTCCCGGTCGCTCGGGTCCCAACAATACACCTCACATCCGGGGACCCGGGCAAATGCCAGCAGCCACTCCACCTGCCCCTTGTCCGGCGCCTTGCCCACGCGCTTGAGCTCCGCCACCACGCAGCGTGTGCCCCGGAGCATGATCAGATCGGGGAACCCCTCCGCGCTGTGCTGGCTGTCGTGCGTGTGGTACACCCGCCAGCGGAAGGTCACCGCGCAGCCGATCACCCACTCCTGAAAGCCCCGCTCTGACTCGACAAGAGACGCCTGCGGGGGTGTCTCCTGCTTCACCCGGAAGCGCGTGCCCCGGGGGTACGCAAGGTCAGTCGTCATGTGGGGTCATCCCCATTCTCTTCGCCGGTTGCCGCGAAGCGCTGAGAGACGCTCTCGTGCAACCGGCGAAGAAACGGCGCATCTCCGCCCGCATCCAGGCAGTGGAGCGCAGGTGCAAAATGCCGCCCCGTTCCTCGCAGGCCTCAGGCGTCCTGCCCTCGAGACGCTCAGCTGCGCGCTCCTCCCAGCCCGCGCCGTCAATGTAGGCGCCGATCAATGCACCGTCCTCAGCGAATGTCCATTCCCGTCCTGTCATCCCGCACCCCCCCATTGTGCCGCCATCGCAGCGGCGATCCCTTCGTACGTGCGACTGCGCTCCTTCCACCGATCCGGTGACGGCGGCAACCAGTGCAACCGCGGAACCCGCGCCTCCATCACCTCAGTGGCGAACAGTGGCGGCAGCCCCTTGAGCCAGAGGCAGGTTGTCTTGGTTTCACCGTGACCAAACATCCACGGATGGATAATCTGATCGGGACGCCGGATACGACTGCTGATCACACTGACCGGGTTCTCGACGCAGATGCGCGGGATGGGTGCGTCCATCAGCACGCGCACGAACGCCAGTGCTTCCTCCTGCTCGTCGCGTTTCCCCGCAAACCAGCGCGCCCCGCTGACGGCAAGATGGGTGCAGGGCGGGTGACAGATGGCGAGGTCCCAACCATCACCGAGGATGTCCCGCACGTCGCCCTGAAAGTGGGAACCGGGGCGCTCGGTCGGCAGGAGGTCGCACGAGACGGCATCATCGCCGCGCTCGCGGAACGCATCACGCACGATGCCCGAGAACTCGCACGCCACCAGCACGCGCAGCCCCGTCGCAGTCATCAGCTCGCCCCCCCCAGTGGTGTGTGGTAGTCAATGAGCTTCCAGCCGCCCTGCACACGCTCGAAGAGACCGACCCGCAGGCACGCCTCCGCCGCATCCATCCATGGCATGCCCACCTGTGACCAGTCCATCAGCGAGCCGAGCGCCCCCGAGGGGATCGCGTCTGTGCCGTGCTTCGTCACCCACAAATAGGCTGCGAGGTAGAGGAAGCTCGGGATCGGGCCCGCCGCCATCGGTTTCGGGTAGTCAAGGAAAGAGGTATCCAAGGGGAGTATCGTCGTCGGTCCCGTCGGTTTGCCCGATTCCAGCATCCGCGTCGGTCGGTACGGAGGGGACACACTCTCCTCCGCCGGGTAGCCGTTCCTCGCCACGGTCATCACCTTTCACGTAGAAGATTCCGCCCTGTGTTACCGTCAGCCTGATCACTGCCGCCCGCGCCTCCTCCACGGTCGGGTAGCTCTTCCAGTACCGCTCGGTCATCATCTTCGAGAGCACCAAGGCGCCCCGTTTCGTCAGCACGTGGGTGATCGCCACCGTGCGCGTCCAGACCTCGAAGTCCCTCACTCGCTCTTCCATGATCCTTCCCCTCTTGCACGAGAGCGTTCTGGCGCTTCGCGGCAAGAGGGGAAGGATGGTCCTCTCGTCCATCGGCGCTGGATGCCCGCGTGCCTGAGCTTGCGGCGCGAGAGTGAGAAGCCGCAGATCACAATCACCCCCTTGCGTGCCAGCCCGCTGAACGCGGCACCCATCGCGTTCGGTGTCCGCTCCACCAGCTCGGGGTAGATCGCCTCGATGTCGTCCGCTGCCACCTCGCCATCCCGAGCGATCTTCGCGATGATCGCCGTCTGGAGGCGCGCCACCGCAAACTCCTTCGCGTCCACCAGCCTGCCGACCCCCTCGTCACGGGCTGCGGCGGATTGGCCGGGCGTATCGGCGGGGTTTGTCCCGTAGCCCGGCGGGAAGAGCTCCAGCTTCATCTGCCCCGGCCTGTCCATCAATCAGCTCCTTCCACAGCGGGAACGGCACCATCACGAACTGGGGCCGGTTGTGGGTCGCGACCCCGACCACCGTGCCGCCGGTCACGAGCCACGCGAACTCGCCCCAGTTCCGCTGCACTTCGGTCGCCGCTACCCAGTCGAGTCTCTTGAGTTCCATGCTGCCACCCAGTCTGAATAGGACGGCACACCTGCGGCCCGCAGTGCCTCGAGCCCGCCCAGTGCTTGCGCCACGGCGACCTCGGTGATCCCCGCTGGCGCCCCCTCCCTGAGCACGCGGGTGATCGCGAGGTACGACTCCTCCGCTGGCGTCATCGCCACCGGCTCCGCCTCCGTCACCCGGGCCACCGCGAGGTCCGGCTTGAGCCTGCCGTCCGAGAGTGACGCCAGCAGGCGGGTCTTCCAGCGCTTGTGCCAGTCCGTCGAGCTGTAGTTCTTCGTCGCCTGCTCGAAGTGCAGCTTGAAGCCCTCAAGGTGCGTGCGCGCCGCCCCATCACTGACCCCGTGCTCACGGGCGTAGTCGAGGTCCCCCTCGTCCAGTGAGAAGTCAGGTGGGATACGAGTACCCCGCGCACTTCCCCCGGAGGGGGATAGAGGGGGAGGTTTCTCTCTTCTTATCTCTTCTCCTCTTATCTCATCTAATCTAGGGCCGTTACGCTCGTTACGTGTCGTTACAGTCGGTAACGACGTTACATTCGTTACGCTCGTTACACCGTTCAAATGTCGGTGGTTGCGGACCCGTTCGGCGACGGCATCCCGGCTCTCAGAGGGGTAGACGCGCTGCCACTCGTCCCAGTCATGGAGCTTGAGATCGTCGCCCTCCTGATCGACCAGACGCACCGCGATCAGGTCACCCATCAGGGTGCCGATCCGATCCGGGCTCGCGTGCAGGAGGAACGCCAGCCGCGCCACCGGAGGCAGCACGCCGCCCGCACG